ACTTTGGTTATGACCATCCCACAGCAGTAGTTTGGTGTGCTATGGACAGAGATACGGACACATTTTACGTATATGACTGCTATAGAGCATCTAAAGCAAGCCCATCTGTCCATGCTGACGTAATTAGGAGGAGGCCTCATTTTATACCTATAGTCTATCCGCATGACGGCAACAGGAGGGATAGCATGGGTAACCCAGGTCTTGCTGACCAGTATAGAAACTTGGGGTGTAATTTTATGTTGAACCATTTTACCAACCCACCTGCTTTAGGGAACGATAAAGGATCTAACTCTATAGAGGAAGGTCTAATGGCAATGCTTCAGTCTATTGAAGCTGGAAAGTTCAAAGTTTTTTCTACTTTGTCTGATTGGTTTGAGGAGTTTAGAATGTATCACAGGAAAGATAATAAGGTAGTTCCTCTAAGAGATGACCTTATGTCTGCTACTCGATACGCATTTCAATCTCAAAGATTTGCTGTTGCAGGAGAAGACCCCACATGGACAAAGGATATAACATATAGGAATTATGGAATAGTTTAATGGCTCAGACAATCACAGATGAAGAACTAATCACTAGAATCAGGGGAGAAATTACAGACTCTCTTGGTTATATGGGTGATACAATCTCTCAACAGAGAGAACAGGCTATGCAATACTACTACGGATTACCGTTTGGTAATGAAGTAGAAGGCCGTAGCCAATATGTTGATTCAACAGTACAGGACACTATCGAGTGGATTAAGCCCTCCTTGATGAGAGTATTTGCCTCAGGGGACGAGATGGTCAAATTTAATCCACATGGTCCTGAAGATGTCGCTATGGCAGAGCAAGCCACAGATTATGTAAATTATGTATTCACTAAGGACAACCCAGGCTGGGAAATTCTTTACTCGTGGTTTACAGACGCTCTGTTAAGTAAAAACGGTATAGTTAAAGTATGGTGGGACGAGTATGGTGAAAGTCAAAGAGAGGAGTACAGAGGTTTAGATGAGATCTCTTTTACTGCTCTTATTAGTGACGATAACGTAGAGGTGGTAGAACACAGCCCATTTGAAGAGTTAAATGAGATGAACATTGCTGTTACTCTGCATGATGTTGTCATAAAGAGGCATTCTTACAATGGAAAGGTTCGGATTGAGAATGTTCCACCTTCTGAGTTTCTTATCTCAAGAGAGTCTAAGAACATTCAGGACGCTAGATTTGTTTGTCATCGTGTAGAAAAGACCTTGTCAGAGTTAAGGGAAATGTATCCCGATGAGGATCTTGATCCAGAGGCTTTGGGTGGAAGCGATGCAGATATGACGACCTTTTCAGCAGAAAGATTGGAAAGATACGAGTTTGATAAATCTGCAAGATATTGGGAAGGTTGGGGTGGAGAAGAGTACGGAGAGGATGGCTTAAGACGTTATTGGTTGCATGAGTCTTTTCTTAGAACAGACTATGATGGGGATGGTATAACTGAACTTAGGAAAGTTTGTACTGTAGGATCAACCGTCTTGGAGAATGAACCCATAGACTCCATACCTTTTGTTTCAATCACACCTGTAAAAATACCTCACAAGTTTTTTGGTCTTAGCGTTGCTGATCTTGTTATGGATCTTCAACTGATGAAATCGTCTTTAATGCGAAACCTCATGGACAATATGTATAACCAGAATTATGGACGCTATGCAGTTTTGGAAGGTGCCGCGAATCTTGATGATTTATTAACACAAAGACCTGGAGGGGTAGTAAGAGTTAAATCTCCAAATGCAGTTACACCTTTGGCTACACCTGCATTAGAGCCTTACTCATTCCAGATGCTTGAATACCTAGATGGAGTTAGAGAATCTAGGGCTGGCGTTTCTAGAATGTCTCAAGGATTAAATGAAAATGCTTTAACATCTCATACCACAGCTACGGCTGTTAACGCTGTTATGGGAGCAGCTCAAAGTAGAGTAGAATTAATTGCAAGAAACTTTGCAGAGACTGGTGTTAAAGATTTGATGATAACTATATATGAGTTATTGCTTAAAAACCAAGATAAAGAAAGAGTGGTGAAGTTGCGTAACGAGTGGGTTCCCGTCCGACCTGATGTATGGAATGATAAGTACGATTGCACTGTCTCAGTAGCTTTAGGTAGCGGAAGCAAGGATCAACAGATGATGCACCTTTCTCAGATGCTTCAGTTTGCTGGTGATGCGATGAAAGGAGGATTAAGTATCGTAAGCGAACAAAACATATATAACCTAGGAGCTTCTTTAGTCAAGGCTATGGGCTTCCAGAACATAAATGATTTCCTCACAGATCCTTCTACTATACCTCCCCAACAATCTCAACCTAGTCCCAAGGAACAGGCAGATTTAATGGAGGCTCAGACTAAACAAAAAGAATTAGAGATAAAAGCAGCAGAAATTCAACTCAAGGCACAGAAAATTCAGCAAGAATACCAAAAACTAGCTGTAGACTCTAGGCTGAAAGCAGAAGAAATCAACCTTGAAAGGGAACAAAATAGGGCTGTAGCTATAGGAGACACATGAGCGATATAATTGATGATGAAAGAGCAAGACACGCAAACAATTTACTACAGAACGATTTATTTAAAGAAGCATTTGACGTACTAAGAGAAGATTTGATGAGCCGTTGGAGTCATAGCGGTTCTACAGAATCGGAAGCCAGAGAGTCAATCTGGCTGGCGATGAGACTGCTTGATAGACTTGAAAGTCATTTCAAATCCATAGTTGAAACTGGAAAAATGGCTAAAGCTCTAGAAAAGCAACACCCATTCATCTAAAAAATTAAGGAGTAATTTATGGCGGATACGCAATCGCAACCGCAGTTGTCTGGTGAAAATGCACCAGGAAGTATAAGAGAAGCACAAGAGGCATTACTTGGAATTATGGAACCTGGAGAGGTCAAACCACAAGAAGAGGAAGCCGCCCCTACCGAAGAAGAGGAGTCCACAGAAGAAATTCAAGACGAATCATTAGAGGAGGACGATCAGGAGTTAAAAGCATCAGAATATGATGAAGAAGGCTCTGAAGATCAAACCGATGATGAAGAAATCGAAGAACCTGATAGTAATGAGCCAGATCTATACGCTGTAACTGTAGACGGTGAAGAGCATGAGGTGACCTTTGATGAACTTCTGAAAGGCTATTCACGCCAATCGGATTACACAAAAAAGACGCAACAGCTTAGTTCTGAAAGAAAACAACTAGAGGATCTTCAGTTAAGGTATAACTCTGAACTTTCTCAGATTCAAGCAGAGCGTCAGCAGTACGTAGACTCTTTAAACCAGATGATCTCTGATGCATCGGGTCCACTTGATAAGTTTGCTAATATTAACTGGCAATCTTTGAGAGACTCAGACCCCATTGAGTATGTGACTAAAAGGGAAGAGTTTAGGGAATCCCAGGAAAAGGTACAAGCTCTAAAAATGGAGCAACAGCAAGCTCAACAAAAGCAAGCTGAAGATTCTAAAAATATGAGGCTAAAAGTTCTTCAGGAAGAGCATGCAAAACTTTCTGAAGTTCTACCAGAGTGGAAAGATCCTTCTGCTCAGAAACAATTGGCTTCAAAAATAAGAAACTATGCTACCTCTCAAGGTTTTTCTGAGGAAGAAGTTGCTTCCTTAATTGACCATCGTTCCTTACTTGTTTTGCTAAAAGCGTCAAAATATGATGCTCTAGAGAAATCTAATGTTAAAGCAAAGAAATTAAAGAACAAACCTAGGGTAATTAGACCTGGATCTCCCTCTAGTAAATCATCTAGTAAAGGAAAACGTACAGCGCAAATGAAGCGTCTTCAACAATCAGGTCATGTCAAAGATGCGACCTCACTGTTTGAGGATTTCGTTGATCTTTAATTAGGAGAAAATGTTATGGCAGTTCCAACAAATACAAGGGTCACTTATGGTGCTATAGGCATTAGAGAAGACTTAAGTAATATTATATATAACATTTCGCCTACTGAAACTCCATTTCTAAGTGGTTGTGGTCGTGAGACTGCGGATAATACTTATTTTGAGTGGCAGACGGATGCACTTGCCTCAGCAGCGGCTAATCGCGCTACTGAAGGTGACGATCCAGCTTCTACCGCAGTAAGTGAACCCACTAGAGTAGGGAATTACACCCAGATTTCGGTTAAAGCCGTCCAGACCTCTGGAACAGCCGAGGCCGTAGATTTTGCTGGTCGTAAATCTTCCCAAGCGTATCAGTTAGCGAAACGCGCTAAAGAAATGAAGCGTGATATGGAAAAAATGTTGATGGATAATGTGGCACAATCGGCTGGTGCTGGACCAAGCCCTGGCCCTGCAACTGCGAGAGCAACAGCAGGTCTAGGCGCATGGGTAGCTACCAACTACCACACTTTAGGAGGCGCACCTTCACCACCAGGTCTAGGTTCCGCTTCTGCTGGTAATGGTACTAATACAGCCAGTGATGCTACATCAACAGGTACATTAACCGAAGCTGGAATGAAGACCGTAATCAAAGAATGTTTTGATAGCGGTGGAACTCCAGACACCATTCTTGTTGGCTCTGCTAACAAACAGGTGATTTCGGCTTTAACACAAACGGTATCAAGTCTACGTACAGATGCTAACAAACAGGCTCCAGCCCATGTGGTTGCCTCTGTTGACGTATATGTTTCCGACTTTGGGTCGTTTAAAATTATCGCTGATAGGTTCCAGAGAGCTAGAGACTGCTGGTTTATAGACTTTGATTTTTGGGCTGTGGCGTATCTGCGTCCTTTCCAGACTGAAAGTCTAGCAAAGACTGGGGACAGTATTAAGCAGATGATTGTTGCTGAGTACGGACTCATGTCTAAAAACCAAGCGGCTAATGGTTTCTTGGCAGACGTATAGGTGTGATAGTAGTGGGGGCTTAACGGCCCCCTCCTACTTATGAAAGAAAATATAAAAGATTATCTGTTTCACAAGAAGCGTTTTTTAAGTATAGATTTTTGTGAGTACGCTTTAGAAACATTAAAGCAAAGTCAGTGGGAGAATCACGACTTTACTGGTTATGAAACAAATGATCCTGAACATGGATTAGGATGGGAAAGAGAGGTTAAGTCTGCTCCATCAGGAAATGCAGAGCCAGAGTTTGTAGGATTCAAAAGCCCTGATTGGGGTGAGAATCACGCCCACATTAACAATGTTATTATAAACAGTTTATCTAAAGCATTAACAGAATATGTAAGAAGTTTTGGTTATAAGTGGTTTGATGGTTGGAATGGTTATTCAGTGATAAAGTTTTTAAAGTATGCTGAGTCTCACCAAATGGCAGAACACTGTGACCATATTAGTTCGTTGTTTGATGGAAATGTAAAAGGTATCCCGATGTTGTCTATCGTTGGACAGCTAAATGAAGACTTTGAAGGTGGTGAGTTTGTAATGTGGGGAGATCAAGTCATTCCTTTTGAAAAGGGAGATGTCATTATATTTCCATCTAACTTCATGTATCCACATAGAGTAGAGCCTGTAACTAAAGGAGCAAGATATTCATATGTCTCTTGGGCATACTAGATTTAAAATAATAAGGGGGTTATTAACTGGTGAATTGCTGGATTTTCTTGGCGTATATGCCTATAACAAAGCGACACTTCCTGATGCCATACCAACGAAAGAGACTCATGGATTTGTAGACGACCAGATACCTAATACTCCTGCTTGGCATGATGATTTGGCAATGAAGAATTTATTATGTTATTTATCGTCTGATATGGAGAAGCATACTGGTACGAAGTTAATTCCAACATACTCTTATCTTAGAGTTTACAAAAAAGGCGATGAATTAAGGAAGCATACTGATAAGCATAACTGCGAGTTCAGCGTTACGCTGACTTTAAGAAGAGAGCTAAATGAGGAGATATGGCCTTTCTATTTAGATCCATACCATGAAGGTGATAGCTTAACTTTTGGCGGTAGAAAAGTAGATCTAGATGTAGGAGATGGCCTTATTTACAAAGGAGTTGAAACCCCTCACTGGAGGGACAAATTTGAGGGCAGTAAACTAGCCCAAGTATTTTTACATTACGTGAGGAGGTAGTTATGAAAAAAGGTGTTGAGCATTGGTCAGACAGCAAGGCAGGAGTTGCGGCTGACAAATCTTTTAAGAGTTCAGGGGATGCCTATGGGGGTATTACAGGTATTATTTCTAAACTTGGTAATGGCGGAAACGTTAAAGGCCAAGAAAATCAAAAAGAGAAAGGATGATGAGCAAGAAAAGAGTAGAGGGGCCAATTAATTTAACTGACCCAATCCGAACTGGAACTAAAGATAGCGGTTCTTATGATCTAGAACAAGCTATTAAATCTTTAGATGCAGGAAAAAGTGGCTATAAATCACCTGGAAACAGCATGAAATATGAGGTTAAAGATCCTCTAAAATAAGGAGTTTGAATGTTTGTGTATGCAAAAACGCCCACTATTGTAGTTGTGGACGGAGTTTTAAATCCAGAAGAATGTCAATCTGTTATAACTCATTCTGAAGGAAAGTTGCAAAGAAGTACGGTTGCTACCGATGAGGGTTTAGTTTCTGATAAGGCTAGAACTTCTCATGGTACTTGGATTGACCATGAAGATTTTCCAGAGATAACTGCAAGGATATCTGATATTGTAGATATGCCTTTGGAAAGAGCAGAACCTATTAATGTTCTTAGGTATAATCCAGATCAGGAATATAAACCACATTATGATGGATTAAGTGGGCAGCATTTAGAAAACGGTGGTCAACGGTTATTAACTGCTATGGTATATTTAAACAATGCAGTTGGTGGCGGAACAGCCTTTCCTAAATTAAACATTGTTGTAGGTTCTATAGGCGGAAGATTGTTATTATTTGGAAATGTAGATGATAACAATCAACCACACGAACTTTCACTACATCAAGGACTTCCGCCCCATGAAGGTGAGAAGTGGGTAATGACATTATGGTTCAGAGAAACAAAGATCAATTAGAAAGTTTTATTATGAAACAAATGAAAGCGCAAAAGATCGCGCCTAAACCTCAGTCTAAGCCGAAGACTACTATGGAACATTTAGAGGCTTGGAATGGAAAAAGTGGCGGAAAAGTTGGGGGGAGGGGTTTTTTAAGTGGCTAGAAAAAAAGGAACTTTACTAGATGTTCAGCCTGGTTCTTATGATGTATTCCATGAGGAGCCAGAAGGTAATGATACATATACTTATACAGTAGAAACCAGACCAGATCCGTTGGTCAGACAGGAAATACTTGATGCTAATAAGCGTCAGTACAATGACTATGGTGATAAGTTATCTCTTGGCAAAATGGGAGAGTGGCATCATGCCGCAAGAATACCTAAGGATATATGGGACGCATGGTTGAGGGAAACCAATGGTGAGGTTGCAAAAGACCCAAAGATATTAGCCTCCAAGCTAAATGATC